CGCGTGGCGTGCCGACGTTCTACCCGGTGCGCAAGAACCTGATTCGAGCCGCCAAGCTGTTGCGGAACGTCTCGACCGTCTCCGAGATTCAATCGGCCATTGCGATGGTGCGCAAGCACGTATCAAGCACGAAGGCCACCATTCAGCAGTACGTGTCCGACAACGCGGACGTGAAGGTCACGAGCCAGTTGACCGGCGAAGAGAAGACCTATCGCCACTACAGGCCCGGCACAATCCTTGACGTTGGCGGGGGCGTGGATTACGACTTCCCGGCAAGCGGCATCGACGTGACCAAGTACGTGGAGGCCATCCAGGCGGAGCTACGCGCCGTCGCCTCGCGGCTGGTTATGCCGGAGTTCATGCTCACCAGTGACGCGAGCAACGCCAACTACAGCAGCACGATGGTAGCGGAAGGCCCGGCCGTCAAGATGTTCGAGCGGCTCCAAACGTCCACCATTTGGGCCGACATCGAGCTGCTCGAAGACGAGATTCGCTTGCAGGTGTCGCGCGGCAGGCTGCCAGCCAACACGCTTGACCTGATCGAGATCGACGCAGACGGGCCTAGCGTTCGCGCACGCGACCGTGCGAAGGACACCCAGGCCGACCAGATTTTGGTTGCGGCTCGCGTGATGAGCAAGCAGACGCTTGCCGGTCGGCACGGCCTTGACCACGCGGCGGAGTCCGAGCGGATCGAGGCGGAGGAAGAGGCCGAGACGGGATTCTTCGGCGCACCCGGTGCCGACGATGCAACGCCCGACGCAGGCGCAGGCGTGCCCGCAGAGGGCGGCGCCGGCGAAGATACCGACGTGCAGAAGCTGGGGCTAAACGGCGGGCAGATACAGGCCATGTTGCAGATTGCCCAGGCGGTTGCCGATGGCACGCTGCCGAAGCAGACGGCCGTTGCCCTCTTGGCCGCCAGCTTCCCGATGCTTGGCCCCGCGCAGATTGCGGCGATTATCGAGCCCATTGAGGAACCGGACGCAGAGCCGGAACCCGAACCCGTGGCCCCGCCGGTCGTTCCCCCAATTCCGCCGGCGGTCGCAACGGGGGGTGAAGAAGATGGCGACGGGGAGGAAGAGCCCAAGGAAGACGAAGAGCAATGAGCTGCGCCGACCAAATGAACTGCTACGAAAAGATGCAGGCCGATGCCCAGCGGTATCGGTGGTTGAAGCGGGTGCAACCTTACGCCCTGGCGGTCATTGCGTGGCGGTTCCCGGGTGCTACCCAGTACGGATCGAATGAGGTTGACCGGGCGATTGACGCCGCGATGGAGGAAGAGCGGAAGCAATGAGCCGATACGTCTGGCCACCGATGACACTGGAGGAGTGGAGCGCCGACGCACACCGCAACGGCGAGGCCCTACAGAAAGCCTCGTGGGCGTTCCTGGAAGAGCACGGAAGGCACGTCGATGATCTACCGGCCCCGCTGTTCAACAACCTGAAAGCCATGCTCCGCAAGGCCATCTTGGCGTATGGATTGCAGGTAGCGAAAGATAAGGTGGGAGAATGAACCGAAGGGACTTGCTTGGCCGATTGGCTGCGATTGCCGCCGCTGCCGTGACTTGCACACCGGATACGCAAGGCCCCGCGTATTTGCGGGCGGTCTGGTTGTGGCAAGGCAACTCCACCGGGTGGACTCGCGTGAGAATGCGGCAACTACGAAAGGGCCAAGTTGCCGCCATCGAAACGGAGCCCGGGAAATTCGCAACCGGGCGCGTTGTCAGCGATCCTGTGGCGATGCCTGCCCCAATGGAGTGTAGCGTAGAACTCGACGATTGGAACACCGCCTGACATGCCCAACGCCATCGACCAACGCCTAGCCTCCCGCCTTGCCCAGCAGAAGATCAAGCTGCTCGCGCAGAGCGAACGCGCGGCGCTGAACATGGGCCGCGTGTACGATGCCCTGTTGCGCGACCTGCTTGCCCTGGCAATCGGCGACGGCGTTACCGATGCCCTCGCACGGGACGCACGCGAGGCCGCAGAGCGTGCATCCGTAGCCGCGAGGGAAACGCTCCGCCAAGACCTCGTTGCCTCCGTACAGGCCAGCCGCAAGGCCACGATTGCCACCCTGCTCGATACCGTCCCCCTGCGTTGGTTCCGTGCAATCGCCCCCGAGCTTGCCGTCTTGCCCCTGCCTGAGAGCCTCCAGGAGCGTGCTGTCGATGATCCGCAATTCGTGGCTGCCTACGATTACGAGCCCATTGCCCAACGGCGCCTGACACGCGACCAGGCCATGGCGCTCATTCGGGAGCTTGCCTTTCCGCCGCTCTCCCCCGATGCCGTCGAAACCTACCTGGACGGTGGCCCCGGTGGAATCTCCTGGGACGAACGACTCCGCTACTGGGACGGCCAGGCACGCGACCAGATGCTTTCCCAACTGGTCGATGGGGTTTCTGCCGGGGAGTCCGTTGTCGAGCTACGCAAGCGATTGGAGCCGATCACGGACGGCGTAAGGTGGAAGGCCCAGCGGGTTGCCAGGACGGAAGCACGACGCGTTGCCGAGCGTTCGCAGGTGGACACCTACGCGGAAATGGGCGACATGATCGAGGCCATGCAGATCATCGCCACGCTCGACCAATGGACGCGACCGGAGCACGCTGCCAGGCACGGGAAGACGTACCGGCGGCAACCGGATGGCGGATTCGTGGCGGATGACGGGGAGGTGCTTCCAGACCTGCCTGACCAAGCCAATTGCCGCTGCTATGCCAGCCCGATCCTTGCCACCCCTGCGGAGTTCCTCAAAAACCCTGCCCTTGCCGCCGACTTCCAGAACGCACAAGCCGAAGTCATTCCCGACCCGGCGGCATACGTGCAATGGTTCGACCGGGCACCGGAGAAAGAGCGTGCCTTGGCGGTTGGTGTCCGTCGCTACCGGGCCATGGAACGCAAGCTGGCGGGCACGGGGCAACGGCCGGAGTGGCCGGACTTCATTGACGCCGACGGCAAGCTGCTGTCAATTCAGCGGCTCGCGGGCGAGAGCGCGGAGCACTTTGCGGAGCGGAAACGCCTCGTGACCGCCATGCTCGAAAAACGGGAAGCACTGTACAAGGAGGCCACACGGAAGGGCCTCGTTCCAGCGTAGTGACCCCATGAAAGGAAGCCATGAAAACCACCCAGCAACCGCCACGCCAGTTACCCCAACAAAAACCGGCCTTGACGCGGAATCCGGAATCTGGGAATCCTGACATCATTCAGTTGCCGATGCGCGGCCGGAGTGAGGTCAACCGCCAACTCTGCCACACCGCACACCGGCGACTGCAAACGCTCCTGGAGGAAGCCGAGAACGTCAACCTCTACGGGCTAGTGTCGATTGAAGTCGGATTCGAGAACGGCCGGATAACCACCGTTCGACGCCGAATCGACGGCACCGACAAGTAGGACATTCGGGTATCGGAACAACCGGGCCCGGTGGGCAGCGTGGTCAGAAATGGCCGCGCCGCCTGCCGGGCCCTTTTTCGTTGACGCGGAGAACGAACATGACCAAGAGCCACAAGCCGGCAACGGAAACGATCCGCGAGACGCTCACGTGCGAGGGCTGTTCGCTTGCCGTTGACCGCGAGGCCGGTGTCATCCGCGGCGTGAAGGTGCTAGGGCCCACAAGCCGCAACGGACGCGAGTACACCGCAGACGCACTGCGAAAGGGCGTTGGGCTGTACGAGGGCGTCCGGGTCAACATCAACCACGTCAAGCCAGGCCAGCCTCGCGGATACGCGGACAGGATCGGCCGACTGGAAAGCCCCCGCGTTCAAAGCGGCGGCATCTATGCCGACCTGCGATTCAACCCGAAGCACTCGCTGGCGGAACAGCTTGCCTGGGATGCGGAGCACGCCCCCGGAAACGTCGGCTTGTCCCACGATGCCGAAGGGCGGCTAAGCCGCGCGGGCGGGAAGACGCTCGTTGAGGAAATCCTTTCCGTCCGCTCCGTGGACCTGGTTGCCGATCCGGCGACAACGGGCGGACTGTTCGAGGGAGAGATTGGCGACAAGATGAACGCCGACGCGCAGTCGGCGGCCATCCGCAAGGTCAACGGCACGGCCATGGACCTGATCCACCAGGCCGTCTGGGACGACGAGGGCGCCTACCCGACGCTGGCCGCGAAGAAGGCCCGCGTGCTGGCCGTGCTGGCCGACTGGGAGGCCGAACTGGGCACGCTCGCCGCGACTGACGCAGGCGACGATTCTACCACCGACACCGAAACGGAGGAGTCCATGGACTTCAAAGCACTCACGGCCGACGAACTGGCCAAGCAACGCCCCGACCTGGTCGAGGCCATCACGAAGCCGCTGCAAGAGCAGCTCGACACGCTCACCGCATCCGAGAACGCCCGCAAGCGTGATGCGTCGATCGCAGAGGCGCTGCAAACCGCCGGCATGGACGCCGGCAACAAGACGGTCTGCTCCGACCTGTTCATGGAGCAGCTTCGCAGCGCTCCGGACGATAAGCGGGCGCAACTGATCGAGGACCGCAAGGCGCTCATCGGCACCGCCGATCACAAGCAGCCCATTTCCCACAGCCCGCACAACGGCGGAGCGTTCCCCGACCGGACCGCGTTCGTTTCCTCGCTGCGAGGCTGATCCACCAGGCGTCATGGAAGACAGCCGCCCCGGCGACTGATCAAACCCGTACCCCGTTTTCTGAGAGGAAATCATGAGCGACACGTTGCGTTACCGCCGCGGCGACACCAAGCCGGTCTTCGCGGCCCCGGCATCGGCCACCGTCATCGAGATCGGCGACCTGCTGTACCTCGATAGCTCCACCAAGGCACCCAAGCCGGCAGGGCTCCAGGCCGACGAGGGGAACTTGCTGGCCAACCAGATGGAGTTCCATGACAACTTCCTTGGCGTTGCCGAGCAGGCGTCGGCAAGCGGCGAAACGGATGACATCCGCATTGCCACCGCCGGGGACTTCGAGTTCCCGTGTGCGTCGGCAACATTCGACCTTGGCGACTTGATCGGCGCTGTCGAAGCGTCTTCGGGCACCGCCCTGGAAGATCAAAAGGTGGTCGAAGTCGCGGGCGAGTACGCCGCCATCGGCCGCTGCTGCGAGAAGAAGGCCGTCGCGGGCACGTCGATGATGGTCCGCATCCGGAGCACCGTCATGGAGGGCTTGGCCGCCGGCGTGTCGAGCTGACCGCTCACCTGACGCTTGAGGCTACCGCCTGAAAACCAAACCCATTTTTGCGAGGAATATCCAATGATTAAGGCAAGACAACTCGGCCACTTCATGCGGTTGGACCCGGCCAAGTGCCGTGCGGAACTGCGCGAAGCCCTGGACGCCGGCCGTACCGGACAGCCCGGCGGCGTGCAGCCCTCGGAGTTTTCCATCCGCGATTTGGCCGAAGAGCTGATCCACGTTGGTGGCGAGCCCGTGGGGTGGCGCGGCGTCAATGACCTGTTCGACCCGTCGCGGATCGTGGAGGCCACGTCTGCGGTAGACTCGACCGCGTTTGCCAACATCACGGGGCAACTGGTCATCAGCGCCTTGCTGGCGTCCTACCAGGCCGAAGAGTACGTTGCCTCGCGGCTCGTACCCAACAAGCCGACCCGGTTCTCTGGCGAGAAGATTCCCGGCGTCGGCATGGCGTCCGATCCGGGGAACGATCCTCTCACCGTCCGTGAAGGGCAGGACTTCCCGACGTTCGGTTTCGGCGAGGAGTACGTCGAGACGCCCGACACGATTAAGCGCGGCATGAAGATTCAGGTCACGAAGGAGGCCATCTTCTTCGACCGCACCGGGCTTGTCCTGGATCGTGCCGCGAGGGTTGGGGAAATCGTGGGCCTCAACAAGGAGAAGCGGCTGCTCGATGTCATGATCGGGGCCGTGAACAACTACCGCGAAAAGCGGGCAAGCGATTCCGCCGTGACGGCGCGTAACACGTTCTACGCCACCGGCGGGAACTGGACCAACGCCAAGTTCAGCAACGAGCTTGAGGACTGGGAGTCCATCGACGCGGCGGAACAACTGTTCGCCGACATGCTGGACCCGAACACGGGCGAGCCGGTCCTGATCGGCGGGCGAGTGCTGTTCGTTCCCCCGGCCAAGGCGATGACGGCTCGCCGGCTTCTATCGGCAACGGAGATTCGCGTTGCGACCGACTCGGCCGCGCAGACCACGGTGAGCGGCAACCCGCTTGCCGGCATGGGATTGCGAGCCGAAGTAAGCCGGCTGCTGTACCGCCGGATGATCGACGGGCTTTCCTTGGACGCCGACACGGCCAAGGGCTACTGGTTCTACGGCGATCCGGGCCGCGCGTTCGCCTACATGGAGAACTGGCCGATCACCGTCGTCCAGGCCCCGCAGAACAGCGAGGCCGAGTTCAACCAGGACGTCATCGTCCGCTTCAAGGCGTCCGAGCGAGGCGCGGCCGCCGTGATGGAACCCCGCGCCTGGCAGCGGCATTGCACCGCCGCCGCATGAGCGGAATAGGCCGGTCAGAAATGGCTGGCCCGCGGCGCGGGTGCGCTGGGACGCCCGCGCCGCGATAGTTCTTTCCCGGCACAACCATACTCGCAATCATGCCAACCGACGCCGAACAGATTCGCACGATCCGAAGCCAGACGCTCGCGCGTATCGCGGAGCTGACTGCCTCGCATAAGCCCAGCTACAGCGTCAACGGGCAGAGCGTTTCGTGGACGGCCTACATGGCCGACCTGCGTTCGACGCTCGAATGGTGCGACCGGCAACTAGGCAGCGAAGAGCCGTTCGAGATTCACAGCCAGGGGATTAGCTGATGCTTGACGTGCGCGGGGATTTTGCGGCAGTGGTGGACGGCCTTGAGCCCGTCACGCTGCGCATGCCCGGCGTAGCGTCCGTGTCGGTTCCCATGGCGCATCGCGGGCAGGTGGACGCCGCGGAGGTGGAGGCCAGCAACGGGCAACTGAAACGGTCGGATACCGTGTGGCAGTGGGAGGCCGACCCGGCAACGCCGCTTGTGAAGCCGCCCCTTGGGTCCGTCATTTGGGATCGGCATTTGTCCGTGTGGACGATCCTTGCGATTCGCCTTCAGGTGATGTCGCACAAGTGGGAAGCCGTCTGCCGTGACCTGGCAGTCGAGGCCGGGCTGAATAACGCCATCACGCTCCTGCAAGCTGCGTACACGCGGGACGCGAACGGCGAAGCCATTGCTACCTGGACGGCCGTTGCCGAAGGGCTACGGGCTCGCGTGCAGCCAACCAGCGCGACGGCGGAAGTCGAGCTCGGGGCCGATCAAGTCAAGCGCGAGGTACGCATCACGGTTGAAGAGGCCATCGACGCGGACCTGATTGCCGGCGGGGTTCACCTGCGAGTCGTGGACGCATCGGACCGGCATTACCTCGTGACCGGGTACGAGCAGTCCGAACGGATCGACACGCTTCCTGTTTTGCTTGCCGTCGTGGCCGATGCCGTGGAGGTGTCGGAATGAGCGTTACCCTCGTCATCCGCGACAAGGAACTGAGCAGGCGACTTCGCAACGCTACGGCCGTGGGCCTCAAGCGTGCCGCCGTGTACTTCCATGCCCGCGTACGCGCGGCCGTGAACCGCCCGAACACCGGAACGCGACGGAAGCGCAAGCGAACCACGGTTGCCGGCAAGAAGGGCTCCGGATACACGACCTACGACAAACCGAGCCTGCCTGGCGAAGCACCTAAGAAGCGCACCGGCCACGGGCAGAGTCAGATCGTCTGGGAGTTCAACGGCAACACACACGCTCCGGCGTGCAGGGTTGGCGTCAAGGACAACGGCCTCTACATGGCCTACCTGGAGTTGGGCACGCGGCGCATTCGCCCGAGGCCCTGGCTATCGGCCATGCTCGCGCAGCATCGCGCCATGCTTGGCAGGCTTGCCGCAACCGGCGGCAAGGGGGAGGTGGGCAGGTGACGATCAATCAAGCGATTCTCTCGCTCTGGTCGGAGCATCCCGAACTAACGGCCCTCGTGCCCGCAGCGAGCGTCTACGCCGGTCGCGTGCCGGTTGGCACCGCGATGCCCTACGCCACGATTGAGCAGCCCAGCGCAAGCGGCTCCGGCCGATCGAACCAAAGCCAATACGTGGACGTGGCCGTCCGTATCTCGCTCTACGCCGCCACCTACGCGGCCGGGCAGGAGGCAGCCAACGCCCTGGAGGATGCCCTAAGCAATCGGGAGATCGAGCTGGGCGACGGGGCGAAGCTCCTGGACATCCTCCACGAAACGACCAGCAGCGCCCGGGAGGAAGACCCGGAAGAGCCTGCCTGGCGGTTCATTGTGCAGTTTTCCGCGCGGCGGATTCGCCGGCGGGTGTGGTAACGCGACAACGAAAATAAGGAGTTGCCCATGTCGGCATTCTCAGGAAAATACGGAACGGTCCTGCTCGCCAGCGCGGCCGTCAACGAGGTCACGAAGTTCACCATTGAAGATAAGGTGAACGTCGGCAAGTGGGGCTCCAACCTGTCGGCCGGCTGGAAGAACGCCATCGCAGGCGTGCGCGAGAAAACCGGCACGGTCGAGTTCAAGATTCCGACCGGAGGCAGCGCCGCGATGGAGGCGGGCGATTCGGTCACGCTCCACCTGAAGCCCGACGGGTCCGCCGACCAGACCGGCCCGGCCATCATCGAAGGCGTCTCGATGGACGTGGACGTAGACACGGGCGATCCGGTGGGCGGCTCGTTTACCTGGCACTCCAACGGCGCTTGGAGCTGATCCTAGCGGCCGACTGACAACCAGAGTTCCCAGCACTCCCAGGAGGTTTCCTTATGAGCGACGGACACGCGCGGACGGCCGGAAAGCTGTACCGCGAAATCACGGTTGGCGGGCAAACGTACAAGCTCGCGCCGATCCAACAGGGCATGTACGCGGACCTGGAGGCATACGTTGCGGCCAGTAAGGCGAACCCAATGGCCCTTGCTGTCAAAGCGTGCGAGACGGCTCCGGCCGACCAACACGACTCGATATGGCGCGCGGCCATGCGAGAGGCAAGCCGGGCGCGCGTCGTGACGGCCGAAGAGATTGGCGAGTTCGAGGCGTCCATTCGCGGACTCGCATGGAAGGTGTGGGCGTGCCTGCGAAAGTTCCACGCGGAAGAGTTCAAGACGCCCGATGACGTGCTGCCGTTGGTCGAACGCGCACAAGCAGACAAGCAGCTTAAGCAGCTTGCAACCGAGGTGCACACGGCAAGCGGGGAGGAAGACCTGGGAAACTGATTTGGCCCACGGCTGACCCGACGCCGGCGCGCGACGGTCGGCCCATTGGCCGTGGGTGGCCTTCGGTTTACCAGTTCTTCGCCGAGCAATACGGATGGGCACCGGAAACGGTGGACCGCCTGACGCTGTATCAGGCTGCAATTTTCATGGGCGCAATTTGCCCCGACCACGGAACGGTGAAGATGACGCAACGCGACCACGCCCGATACTACGGCAACCGCCAACGAAAACGATAGACAAGCATCATGGCCTTCCAACTCGCAAAAGCCTACGTGGAGTTTTCCCAAAAGGGCATGGGCGGCATCGTGGGCGGCATCGGCAGTCTCGCCGGTAAGCTCAAGTCGCTTGTGTCCCCGATGGGCCTGGTTACCGCCGGGCTCGGGGCGCTTGGGGCCGGGGCAGGCATTGGCGGAATGCTCAAGCTCTACTCCGAGCAGGAAGACGCGGAGAAGCGGCTTGAGCAAGTCGTGCGAGCTACCGGCGGAGCGGCCGGGTACACCGCCGCGGAACTGAAGAAAATGGCATCCGACCTTCAACAGGTAACGAAGTTCGGCGACGAAACGACGCTCGCCGCGCAAGCCACGATGCTCACGTTCAAGCAGATTAGGGGCGACGTGTTCAAGGACGCCATCGAATCCGCCATGGACCTGCAAAGCGTATTCGGCGGCGACTTGCAATCGAGCACGCTGCAATTAGGCAAGGCGCTCGAAGACCCGATTGCCGGACTCACCGCGCTTCGCAGGGTTGGCGTTTCGTTCAATGACCAGCAGAAAGAGACGATCAAGTCACTGGTCAAAACCAACCGCCTAGCCGACGCGCAACGGATCATTCTGGACGCCATCGCAGGACAAGTCGGCGGATCGGCAAAGGCCGCCGCGCAGACGTTCGGCGGCCAGTGGCAACAGGCCAAGAACGCAATGGGCGACGTGATGGAGCAAATCGGCAAGGCCATCGCGGACACCTTCAATCTCGGCGGACTGGTTGGCGGCATCAAGTCGTTTGCCGAAAACTTCCAGACGAACTTCGGCCCGGCCATCGCGTGGATGCAGTCGGCAGTGGGAAGCATGGTCGCCTGGATTACGGAAAAGTTTTCCGCAATGACCGCATGGCTCAAAGGCGTTTGGGACTTTTACGGAGGCGCTGTTATCGCATCGCTGAAAATGCAGGGTGCTTATTACCGAATGATTTTCGAGATTGCTTACGAGGTCATCAGCGGTGTTGTCTCGGTAATCGCCAGCGCAGTTAATTGGATCAATGAGGCATGGGCGGGCCTATGGGGAAAGTCTGTCGAGGAAATGCGTGATTTCGGCATTAGCGTCTACGAGCAAATGGAGTTCATGTTCACTAACTGGAAACTCTACCTCCAGATTGGCTGGCAGGAGTTCCTCCGATTCGTGATGAATATCCCCGCGTACTTCGCGGCCGCAGTCACGAACATGGGCAACCTCATCATGTGGTTCGGCGAGAACTGGCGGGACATCCTGTTCACGTCGGCGGATTACGTGCTCACCATTATGAGCAACCTCGGGCAGAACATCCGCAACATCTGGCAGGCCGTGCTCGACTTCTTTTCCGGCAACGGGTTCAACGTCGATTGGACGCCGTTGACGCAGGGGTTCCACAACTCCATCAAGAAGATGCCGGAACTGGTCAAGGCCGAGATTCACAAGACTACGCCGGAGCTTGACAAGCTGTACAAGGAACTGGACAAGCGGCGGCAAGCGTTCGAGGCGAAGAAGCGCGGCGGCGCAACGGAAGCCGAAGAGGCGGCAACGCCCGGCGAGACGCCCGCACCCGGAGTACCAGGCGCACCAGGCAAGCCCGGCGGGGCCGGCTCCACGGAAAACAAGTTCAAGTTCTACGGCCTCGCGGCGTTCGCGGATCAAATGCAACAGGCAGCGGCGAAGCAGGCCGAAGGCCGGCAGACGATGGACTTGCAGCGCCAACAAGCAGACGCCACCACGCGGCTTGCCGACGCCGCTTCCGGCGGCGGCTTGAAAGTCACAGTCACCAACGCGGTCGACCTGCAACCGGCGTACTAGGAGCGGCCCCATGTGGTTCGAGGAACTGACCGGATCACCCAAGGCGCAACTGACCGCGCACAACGGGCATTCCTTTACCCGCGTTTTCCGCGTGGCGTGGGAGAATAGCAACGCATTTGCCGAGCTCTTGTTTCTCCGCGCGTTTCCCGGCTACACGACAAGCTACCCGCAGACAGTCAGTATTGAGCCGTTCCTCGGGGAAGGTGACATTGCCTCGGGGGACATCAGCGACCCAGGAGACGCGACGGCCCAATACCCGTGGGCAAAAGTCACGGCCAGCTACGCCACCACGCTTTGGGACTCGCCGTGGCCAAGCGAGATTCCCGTACCGGACCACGATGACGAAACGATCCTTACGCTCAAGACGCGAATCTCCGGGCAGTTCCTGACGGTGCCCGGCCGTTCGACGTACTACGAAGACACGACCCCGGGCGACGAAGACAAGCCGGTTCCGCCTGAGGATCAAATGAACCGCATTTTGATTCCGACGATTGACTACAACGTCCATTGGGACTGGCTGGCCGATCCGCCACGGGACAAGCTGCGCGGCTTTCTCGGCAAGGTGAACGAAACGACCTTCATGGGTTGCGAGCCAGAGACGCTGCTGTTCGAGGGCAGCGATATCAACGAGTCTTTCCGGCCAGCGACGGACCCGCGATGCTTCTCCGTTGACGTGGTTTTGAAGCAGCGCCGTATCGACGATGCAGGCACCATTCGCGGGTGGAATCACGAGTACCGCGAAGACCCGGCGGGGTGGCAGAGGATTTACCTCTCGGACGGCACGCTCCGTTACCCCGTCGCCAAGTTCGACGATATGTTCGAGCAATAAGGCCGCCCATGCTTCCAGACATTCGCCACGGCCGGAAGATTCGCACGCGCGACCAACTCGCAATGGCCGAAGGTATCCAGTCGGCGGGCATCGGGGACGCCACGGGCGGCGGCATGGACCTGGAGCGTTCTGCCAGGGGCTCGCGGCTAAACGGCCGTGCGATGCCGCGTATTGCCGTGTTCGAGCTTACGCGCTACTGGGAGTGGACCAAGAACGATTCCCTGCCAGCCGGTTCCGCAGCACGCCCGCAACACTGGCACCGCGCACGGGCAAAGCCGGTGGTCTACTTCTCCGGCAGCACGCAACGCAAATGGGACTCGACCGGGCTCCGCCGCGAAGACTGGGTTTACCACCACGTCGGCTACTGCCCCTTGACCGGCATTGACGATCCGCCAACCGACGTTCGCTACCAGCAGCGCGAAGCAAACGCCATCATGCCGCGCTCTGGCGTGGGCGATTGGGTATGGTGCCAGTTCGACCAGCAGAGCGGCCTATGGGAATCCATTGAGCCATGGGAAAACGTCTGGCGGTTCAAGCTCACCGAAGCTTTGACGCCCGGCGGATCGGCAGAGGCGAAGCTCGTGCTGCTCCGCACTGGCTGGGGCACCGGGGAAGACGAGGCCGGCACGATCGACAACCCAACGGACATTCTGTTCAACGTCTACGATCCGCTCTACGTGGCAGGTCGCGGCGCTGTCGATTGCGTCGGGTACGCCCGGCGGATGGCCGATAGCGGGCACTTCGAAATCCTGTCCATGCGGCAAGCGCCGTCGATGATCTTCGGGTTTTTGGTCGAGGCCCTTGAGACAACGGACGATACGTTTCTGATCGAAGACTGCAACGTCTTGCAGCCGGTGGGCTCCGTCATACCGGCGGCCGACCTGGACGAGAACGACCGCGTGACGGTAACGAACATTCACCACTACTTCGGCGACGCCTTGGCGTATTGCCAATGCACGTGGAATGCAACCTATTCGCGGTACGATCTGCATCAGATTTCCTGCTCATCGGGGGCGTAGGCCATGTTTCCATGTTGCTGTGCCCAACCCGAGAGCGAGCACTTCCTGCTGAGCTGCATGGTGGGAATGCGGTACGATTCGCTCTATATCGCGGACAACGACGGCACGGTACTTGAGGACGCCGGCGCGACACTCTACGAAGCGCAGGTCACGCCCGTTGGTCTGTTCGCGCTGCGAGGGCTTTATCCGAGTTTTTGGACGCCGCCAGTGTATACGGTGCCGACCGAACGACGCATTCGTTTTCGGCTCGCGGAAGACACTGCGGCATACGCGAGTACGGACGTGCTGGCCAATCGAACGGAGTGCAGTTTTCCGGGCTACGCCGCGCAGGAGCCGTACGCCGGCAATGTGTCATCGTGCCGCGACTTGTGCCCGCCCGTCTATCTCGCCGGTTGGTTGGGCG